CCGTTGATAATCAAGTTCCTGTCTGACAACGCCGACTGCGAACCAATCAGTGCGGCGAGTTCTGCTGCCTTACTCATGCGAGGTCTCCGTGAAATGCGCTGCTAACGTAAGGCAAGTCTGTTTGCGTAGCGTTGGAAGCACGATATGTGTAATACCTATAAGAACCAGGCGCTACAGAACCACTAACTGTGACAGCTACATAGTCGTTAGCTGTGCCGGGATTATCACTGGCAGTGAGTAAGCAACTATAAAGGGCATTATTAAATGCGTTAGTAAAATTGATATCGTGATTTCCTGTTCCGTTGTCGTCGAAACTAGAAACTCCAAAGCTGTCTTTTTCTGCACCAGCATTTATAGATGCCCACGCCTTCGCCGTGCCACCAAACACAATTGACGTAGCCACGCTGTTGTTCCCGCTAGCATCCTTCAGGGTGTTTACTCTCAGTTCACTAGCCATTATGCGAGGTCTCCCATGATGTGAATTTGCATCTCAGCCATGTCGTCAGCAGAAACACCATCCCTAAAACCACGAAGATTTTGTGAACCAGCAGCCCTTGCTCTCAAACCAAGACTGCGATTACCCCCACTGTCATCTTCTTCTCCGGCTGCACCTGCGGTTGAGTAATCATCGTTATTAAAGTCATTAGTAATAGTGACCGTATAAAGACCCGTGCCACCGTCTGTTATTGATGCAACATTGAATGAGTCACGAGTTGCTATTGTGCCTGTGCCATTAAAGTTAATCCACACCTTACACAACCCCTGCTGCAAATTCGTTGTGGTCGAGTTGCCCTCTCCGGTAATTGCAATAGACCCAGCCGTGGCTACCCCTGTGATTGTATCTACTTTGAGTATGCTTGCCATTATGCGAGGTCTCCCATTACCATAGACCCAGCAATAGGCACATCAGCATCGCCGGTAGTTGCAACATTGATGTAAGCTATTATGTGGCTAGTTGTTAAAACTGTTGAATCACCGTCAGATGAGTCAATGCCGTTTGCAGCACCACTATTGCTTGTGCCTCTTTGCATTCGTCCCATCACAGCACAGCAATAATCGTTATTTGACATAGCGTTTGTATGATTGATTGTGTAAGTGCCAGTATTTGTGTCTCCAATGCTTGATACGTTAAAGCTGTCCCGAGCAGTAATGCCGCTAGTGGTGCCGTCAAAGTTAGACCATATCTTTGCCGCCTGTTGCTTCGTCAGCGCAACCGGCCCCGTGCCTGCCTTATCAGCAATCGTATCTACATTCAACACGCTAGTCATACGATGCTCCAATATCCGTTAACAGTGACGGTGGCACTCTGTGTAATCGGCCCTGCCGACACACCGTTCTCATCGCTGTCAATCGTAATGTCTGCGCTGATGGTCTGACCGTTCAGACGGATAATAGAGTTGTTGCCCTTGAAGGGGTAACGAGTGTCGGAGTCCGTCTTGGTGTAGCTGTTAGCCACGGTAAAGACATCGTAGACCACCATCTCAACGATGTCGTTGAGCGAGGCTCCTGTAACCAGCACCACGGTTGTGCCTGTCGTAGCCGTATAATCGGTTCCCGGAACCAACAGAACGCCGTTTTGATATACGTCCATGTACAAGCTGTCGTTATAGGTAAGCGTCAGAGAATTAGCGTCAGATCCGCTGAAGCTGGTTTGACCAGCCGTAGCTTGATACTGGAAGCGGTTGCGAACACCGAACTCTGGGGATTTACCTATGTATGGCATTATGCGAGGTCTCCGTGTAATACCCTACCAGCATAAGAAGGGTCTTCTAATGCAGTATTTGCATAAGCATTTACATATTCTGCGGCAGCGGTGGTTGGCACAGTCTGGGTGTAAGACTGACTTAAACATTCTTGACTATTGCCACCTTCTCCCGCCATTCCGCTATGACAATAATTAATATTGTTCATAAGTGATGTTATTGTAAAAGTCATGGTTCCAGTCCCACCATCTGTGAAACTGGAGTGGTTGAAGGAATCACGCACAACATTACTAGATTTCTGTTGAAAATTTATCCATGCTTTTCCCAGCCCCTGCTGCAAAGATGTCGTGGCACTACCTTCACCAGTAACAGTGTTACCAGCACCAATACCTGCGCCTATTACTTGAGTCAGTGCCACGACTTATCTCCCTATGCGTATGGGCTGTCGCCAAGTACGCTTGTATCCCAAGCTGCCTTGAGCTTGGTAATCGTGTCTGCGCTACCGATTGCAGAAGCAGCAGGTGCATCACGCAGTGCCTTTTTCTTGGCTACAGACGCAGCCTGTGCTGTGCTATCAGCGGCTTCCAAAGCCTTCATGTACACAACGTCCTCTGCTGCAAGCAGTGGTGTGCGTACTTCACGGATCTTGTCCTTGAAGATTACTTTGGCTGCTGTCATGTCCTCGGAAATGACTGTGCCAGAAAGCGACCACGCACCACGAAAGTGACGGTCTGATGGAACGGTAGCGGTTGACGCATCAATCTGGTTACCGTCCTTGTCTACGATATATGTTGTTGCCATCAGGTTTCTCCTATGCGGCTACAGTTTCATCAGTGGCTAGGTCTTCACTTATCTTCCAAGCATTGCGCCACTCACGAGTCGCCGGAAGTTGTTCCTTGCGGCATATTACCATCTTTGGCTTATTTCCGCTATTGTAGTCGAGCCACACAGACTGTGGCACATCCTTCATTATAAGATATTCAATGGCTTGCTCTTCGGTCATCGCCTCGACAGGTTTGGTGTTGTGGAGCAAATAACCACGAGTGTGCTTGGTAAAGCCCTCTTCGGCTTCGTCCTTTGCCAACTCCCAATATACTTCTACGGGTGGCAGGATACCGCCCTGTAGCGCACACGCCATCCAGTTAGGGTCAGGCACCAATATCTTGGCGCACTCGTCCACGCTGTCCTCGTACACGACACGGTAGTCTGACTGCACACCATCAAGGTTTTCTTTGGCCCAGCAAAGCCTGTCCCATAGATGTGTGCCTTGAAACTCAGGGGTCACTGTCATGCGAGGTCTCCGTGTATGTCACCATAAACTGCGTTATCGTCAGCAAGCTGTGCGCTGCCGTCTAAAGTTCTTTGTCTATAGGCAGAAGTGGCTTGGTTCGTATCAACTACCTGAAGAGACAAAGAGCCATCTGAGTTCTGGCCTTTTATGGAATAATTAGCATTACCCATTGCTCCGGTGAATGTGACTGTTGTTGTTCCAGTTGTTTCGTCTGTGATGCTTGCAACATTGAAGCTGTCAGAAATAGCTATTGTTCCAGTTCCGTTATATTTAATCCAACTTTTCGCACTGCCCTCAACAACAAAATTCGTAGCCAGCGAACCCGCAGTCGAGTGCGTCAGGGTATCTGCTTTGAGTGTTCCGAAGCTAGTCATTATGCGAGGTCTCCGTGGACTGAACTTCCAGTATTAGCATCTGTTCCTGTATTGCTTGTATTCTTAATTCTTATGTTATAACTACTTGTCGTATTTGACTTTCTGCCCACAATTAAATTGTCATTTTCATTGACACAGGCAGACATTGCCACATTTGTTGTTGCGGTAGCAGAGGTAAGGGTGAAGGTGTATTCTCCTGTTCCTACATCCGTTGATGAACTCGTGTTCAAACTATCTGTAATCACATTATCTGTGCCAAAAACCCAAACTTTCGCCAGCCCCTGCTGCAAGTTTGTGGTCGTCGAGTTGCCTTCACCCGTGACTGCAATAGAGCCAGCAGTGCTAGTACCAGTCAGCGTGTTTACAAGAATGGTACTCATGCGAGGTCTCCAAACATAGCCGCACCTAATTCTGAGTCAGAAGTTGAACCACTACTATTTCTCATGTGTGTTGGCATTGATGATGTGTCATTCAAACTTTCGCCACTAGCCCCACAAACGCTTTGCGTTCCTGTTCTGTAACTCATTCCAACACTTGGACTTTTAATAGTAGACATTGCAGAGGTTAAAGAATGAACATACTCACCAGTTGCCGAATCTGTTGACGATGAAATGTTCAGAGAATTTTCAATGGCATTGGTTGTATTTCCATCAAACCAGATAAAAACTTTTGCTGCTGCTTGCTTAGTTAGCGTCACCGCACCGCCGCCTGTACTCTGAATAGTATCTGCCTTTAACGTACTCATAGCGTCACCAATGTCCCGCCGCTTTCAACGGTCAGGGTCACGCCACTGGCTACAGTGAAAGGCCCAGTCACGTTTGCGTTCTCAGTTGCAAGGATGGTTGTGTCGGCAGTCAACGACTGTGCGTTGGTACGGAACAAACCACCGCCCTTGAAGTTGCCCTTGTTCTCAGCAGCGGGTGTGATTGTTGCGCCCTGTGGAGCAAGGTAGTTTACGAAGATATT